CATCAGGCCAAGAAGCAGAGCAAGCGTTATAACAGTTGTTTCTTTGTGCTTGCTTTGCACAGGCATAACAAGAAGCAACTGTACACTTTTGGTTAGCGTAAGATCCGCCCTGCATACAGAAGGTTCCTAATCCACCACCTAAGACGAAAGAAGGGCACCCATAGAATCCACAACCGGTTCTACCGTGACAACAACCACAGCAGGAACACCTACTACTAGATGCCGAACAAATTGTAAACTGAGTAGATCCAGCGACAAAATGACCACAGTTAGCGTACTGCATCTTGGTGGCATAACCACCACCACCGCCACCCATACCAGCACCGTTGCCGCAGCAACGACCACCTGCACCTGATCCACCACCAGATACAATTTCAAATTGAATGGTGGTTACTTTTTCTGGTACGGTCCAGAGGTAACAACATCCACCATTCTCTGGAACATTGTGACAGCAGTTATAATAAAAGCTTCTACAAACATTGCCTGTAGAAACTCCTGTTACTTTAGTTGGACCTACAGTTCCGTCAATAAATGCATCACTAGCATCAATTTTTTTATAGGTCTGATAATCCGCCATAATAATTAGGCTCCTACAGTGCTAGTATCAGTAGAATCCAATCCAGTCTCAGGAGAATCTCCAGTAAATCCTTCACGATCACCAGGCTCTCTAGGCCATACGATCAGATAAGTATTGTTACCAACACTACTCCAAGTATCTGGCAAGTCTCTCAACTTTTGACGATATGTTGCCCACTCACTAACAAAACCTGCTGGAGCGTCTGCAGGAATTTTATTATCAGATCCTTCAAGCAAGATATTTCTTGTTTTTCTTACTTCTTCCCATCCAAAGGAATGACTAGCAGATTCATCTTCTAGATCAATTTCTGTGTGGGGACCAGAGAATCTACCTGTATTCCAAAGACTAGTCTCAAAATTATAACCGAATGAGCACATATCATATACTTCATTGAAGTAAAGATAGTTAGGAAGGATTGGGTTAGGCTCCGAATCAGGACCAGCAGGAGTTTCAATCAGTTCTGGAGCAAGAATACCTCCAAACATTGCAACTGCATTCATAGGATGAGTATCGGCATTAAGCTCAACAACTCGTGTCCCAGCTGGAGGATCTCTGTCCTCACCAGGATCAGATGGGAAAGAATGCTCTACTTCCCAGAGAGGATCAGCATCTGTTCCATTATTTACATACCAGAAAGTAATCCTATCTGGTCCAGTATATGTACAGATACCACTTCTATTTGTGTCCTGAGTATCGCCATACCACTCAGTAGGTACAGGATAAACAATTGTTTTAGTAATTTGCGCCATTGCTAAAAATGTACTCCGTTGTAAGTATTTATCAGGACCAAGTTGTAACAACTACGAGGCCACCGCCGCCCCAGTCACCCCAGCATTGTCCACCTTGACTAGCCCCACTAAATCCACCACCACCAGGGAACAGAGAAGGTGAAGAACAACATCCTCTGCTGTCACCATAGGAGCAACGACCTACTCCAAAGTTTCTTCCACTTGTCCAAGGACCAACTGGAGAGGATGCAACTGCAAATGATCTTGAGTGGCAGTTCACATGCTTCAGTTCACCACCGGACAAACCACAAATATAGAATTCGTTTTCTGGATTTGCTGTATCAGGCTTAGATTGTCCATCAGGCCAAGCAGCAGAGCAAGCAGTAAGACAGTTGGTTCTTTGTGCTATTTTCAGGCAAGCGTAGCAACTCTCAACGCATCTCTGCGATGCGAAAGATCCACCTTGCATACAGAAGGTTCCTAATCCACCGCCTAAGACGAAAGAAGGGCACCCATAGAATCCACAACCGGTTCTACCATGGCAACATCCACAACAAGAACATCTGCTAGTGGAACCAGCACAAAGAGTAAACTGAGTAGATCCAGCGACAAAATGACCACAGTTAGCATACTGCATTTTAGTAGCGTAACCGCCGCCTCCGCCGCCCATACCAGGTCCATTACCACAGCAACGACCACCGGCACCTGATCCACCACCAGATACAATTTCAAATTGAATGGTGGTTACTTTTTCTGGTACGGTCCAAAGGTGGCAGCAACCACCATTACATGGCTCATTATGGCAGCAGTTATAATAAAAGCTTCTACAAACATTACCTGTAGATACACCCGTTACTTTGCTTGGACCAATGGTTCCATCAATAACTGCATCATCAGCATCGATTTTTTTATAGGTTTGATAGTCAGCCATTGTTTATATTCTTAATGGTGAATTCGTAGTAGTATTTATGTCATCATAATAAAAATAAGGGAGATTGCTCTCCCTTGTGGTATCTGTGGTATGAATCAGATAGTGATGATTCTCCATCCTTGTGATCCATCATAGAACACGAGTTCAAAGGCAGCACCTTCAGTAGATACAACCAAGTCAGCAGAGTCACCCATGATTGGTTGACTATTTCTGCCAATCGTAAGGCTATTAGTATCAAATGTCTTAGCAACATCAAAGATTCTAATACTATCACCCTTAACAGGAGATAAAGGTAAAGTGACAGTGAATGAACCACCACTAGTATTACACCAAGCTTGCTGTCTATTTGCCAATGTAGTTCCATCAGCACTGACATCTACATTAGCGTAGGCACCTAGAGGCAACCAAGCAGTTCCGTTATAGAATTCAAATCCATCAGCATCAGTATCGTAGCGAAGACCACCTTCGATCAGATCAATACCAGTCGGACGCCCAGCTTGATTACCACGAGGTGGAACAAGAATACCAGAAGTGGTATCCATCTTACCGCGAGTAAGGAATCCACGAACTGCTTTCTCAGTAGGACATGCTTGGTTAGAATCACCAGCCATGAATTCATCGGAGGAGAATTCATTAACTGCCTCACCAATCTGACCACCAATAGCACCCAGTCTCAGTTCAGAAAGACCTGACAGGTTGAATGCAGAAGCATCCAAAGTAGCAGCACCAGTCAACTGGTTAACAGAGAAGAATTCACCAACTCTGAAGTTACCACCTTGGTCAGTAGAAACGAAGAAGATCTTACCGGAATTTTGAACATTAGTCTCATTACCTTGAGAAGCTGTGTTCTCATCAGTATCAGGATAATTAGTCTGTGAAGTGTTACCAGTACCAATCAGAAGGAAATCATGACCCGTGAGACGCACCTTAGAGAACTTAGATCTCATCGTGAACTCTTGGTTATCAAACGATGCTGGAGAAGAACCTTTTACAGGTGCAATGTTAATCGTCGAACGACCAGATGCGAAATCATAATCACTTACGGTTCTAATAATATAAGTGATGGAATCGGAGAATCCCATTCCAACTGTAGTAAATCCAATCGCATCTCCAACAACTGGAGTTGTACTCAATCCAGTAACTTCAAATAATCCATCTTTCTGTCCACTAACGGCGTTAGATGCTGATGCAATCTGAATATATCCGGTAGCACCAGCACCAACAGAATCTAATTCAATAAATTCTCCAGGTGTGAAGACGGTAGTACCAACACCAACAGCACCGTTAGCGCCATCAGGGTTACCAAATCCACTGTCATACTTAAAGTATAAGATATCAGCAGAGACCTGATTGTTTGTAAGTACAGCGCGAGCTCCTGATACAGTACCACGCATCGTAGCACCAACAGAGAGAGTACCAGCAGGAGTACCAACTTGAGTTGACATCTTGTCACCGAAGAGGCGACCAGTTCTAGCAACTTCTAGTGTAGAGAATCCAACAGCTACAGCACCGTATGTACCATAGGAATTGTTACCTGACAGGGATCTAATTTCAGATCCATCATCAGAAACATATCCAAATGCACAATAATAGGTGAAGGAAGAAACAATCTCAGAGAGAGCGTCATCTTCTAAGAAGAATCCTACACCACCAGAATGAATATTAGTGAAGGCATCGAACACCATCGATTTACCACCAGATCCTTCTGGTTTTCCTTCATGAACACCACCCTCAATAAAGACACCGACAGCACCTTCATGCCCAGTTCCATCAGTACATACATTAGAGAATGCAGTACAATCTTTAATATAAGGTGAACGCTCAAGGATAGGAGTTTCGGGATTCAGTCTGAAGTATACGCCACAAGCAGTAGAACCAACACCGGTCTTAACCTGCCACTTATCAGTATTAAAGGCATCGTTTACATCATAACTAAAACCTTGAAGTCCACGCATCGTGATTGCCTGAACCGTAGTGGAGTCAGACACGAAGAACATCGTCTGGCGACTGTTAGGAACAAGACCCTCGGTAGAAAGACCAGCAGCTGGTTGAACAGTCGTACCTCTCAGAACATCACCAGCAATGGAGAAGTTCTTAGGTAGAGTAATAGGAAGTTGCTCACTGAATACACCAGCAGACAACTTAAGAATGATAGGAGATACATCAGTAACCTCACCACCACTCACATAAGTATGAGCAATCGTAGAAATACCAACATTGGTTACGAAGGTGTCGGAGTCAGTAACGGAGTCAACTTTGAAGAAGAATCCTTGTGTACCATCTGGGAAGATAGTAGTAGTAATACCAGCGTGTTGAACAGCGCAAGTGAATCCAATACCCTGTAGCTTAACCTGACCCTGAGGGAACAAACCATGAGAAGCAGCAGTAACTGTTGCAACACCACTAGTCTCATCATAAACAAAGTTTGTAACATCCCTTCTGATCTGACCAGCAGTAGAAGCATAAGCGATTGAACCCCAAGCATTGTCAGGGGTAAGACCGGTATTATCATTGCTACCCTGCTGGGCATCAACATAGTATACCTTGGTGCGAAGACCAGGATACTGCCACTCAATCTCATCATTAGAAGAGACTCTTAGATATGTACCTTGCGTACCAATACCCTGTCTCGTAGGACCAGTACCATCTCTAGTAAGCAAGTCACCTTTGGTTGTCAGCAGTGCTGCACTATCACCGATAGCAAATGCTGCCCACATGGTAACAGCAGTACCAGGTTGAACATTAATGTTCGATGAAGCTACTGAGATGTAAGCAGAAGATGAGAACTCGGCAACATCACCGATCTCGTATACACCAGAACCACTCCAGGTACTTCTCCAGTTAAATCCTCTGGTTAACAGAGACCAACCATTAGTACCAGTATCAAGGGTAGTAATAGCAGTACCAACTGGTCTATTGTCTGCAAGAATCTTAACTTGGTCAGCAATATAAGTGTTACCACCAAGGGTTACAATCTCACCACGAGCATAGATTTCATTAGGATCGTAGGTAGAACCTGCTCCAGTACCAATACCACCAACAAGAACTGTCCACTGATCAGCGTTTTCGTTTGGTTGAGCACCTAGAGGGTTAGTACCGATAGCAACATAAGATGCACCGATGTACTCAACGATGTCTCCTCTTTCGTATCGCCTGTTTGCATTGTAGAGACCTTCATTAGTGAAGGCTTTGTTAAAGTCTGTGAAATTAGATGCTGGAGGATAGAAACCATCCGAACCTACTCCAGTAGGATCATGGGGGCTAGTAGAAATCCCCTGCATTGAAAAGTCGCTAGCGACTTGGAAGGGAACAGTTGTACGATACTCTTGTCCGCCATACTTAATGACATCATTGATGCCATAATAAGTATCAGTTGTAAAAGCACCTCGGAAGTTCAGTCCCTCAGCATAGAGATCCCAGTATGCTGGGAAATCAGAACTGTACCAGTTGCTTTGTACACCAGTTGACACATGTTGTGCCGTACAGATATATTGATTACCGCCTTCCTTGACGATATCGTTTACAACATATCCAGTACCAGTTGACCACTCGCCAGCATAGTTCTGACCCTCTGTGTGGAGGTCCCAGTTGGCACTATCGTTTGGAAATCCAGTAGAACTGGCATCTGAAGTATGATTTGTTGTACAAACATAACTGCTGGCACCGTATCTAACGATGTCATCAATAATGAATGCGGTAGAAGCTGTCCAGGCACCACGCCAGTTAAATTTCAGTCTACCAAGTCTAAATTCTGCCATTGTAGGTTCTCGTTAAACAGGTTCAGAGTATGAATGGGTTCCGTTGACCTGAAGGACTAAATATCCATCAGTGTCTAGGTAATAAAAAAGGTTGCGCCTATCAAAGCGTATCTGTTGATATTTATCTTGTGGGTTATTGGCAAGTGCTTTCTGTTCGGTAGTTTCTTCAACATAATCGTTGTAGTCTCCGAACTCTTCAACCTGCGTTCCATCTAAACGATGAGGATCAAGAGTTTCACTGGTAGATGCAGTGCTTACTTTGCTAAAGAACAGCATGTCATTTGCATCTCTCCTCAACGCATAAACATAATAACCCGTAGAATCTTTAGGCTGAAAATGTGCGTTACTTAAAGTTAATGCCATTAGCTAATGATTCTCCAATAAGTACCTGTCCACAAGAACATAACAGTCACTCCCGAAACATCTAAGTTAACGGGACCATTATCAATGTTGCCAATCGCATCTTTGAATTGATGCGAAGCTGAGGTCAATATAACATTATTTATATTCCAGTTTTGTCCGCCATCAGCGATCTCAATACTGTCTCCAATAGAGAGATTGACCACGGGCATTGTAGCGTTAATGGCACCAGCACTAGTGTTCGCAAGATATCTCTTGTTAACAACTAACTGGGTAGTAATAGGACCAGTAAGATCAGTATATACAGGAGTGGCACCGGTTGCTGCTTGAGCAACTGTTTCTACATTGTTCCCAGATCTAATATAGATTTTCTGGTCAACTATATTAATAGCCATCTCTCCATCTTCCAGGTCTACTAAACCAGGAATCTGACCCTGCGTGGTACTTCTTTTTGGTTTAATGCGTGTAGGCATTACGACAAAATGAATATGTGACTCATAGTATTTATCAGAAGTAACTTACCGATAATACAATTCTAGCTTTTTGATCGGTACAAGTGGTACTATGGTGTGGTTCGGATCCATCAAAAAGAACAACTCTATTCTCAACACTCTCTACTTTTTTTCCATCTTTAAATCCAGTGTATCCATTA